GAGCTATCCAAACATCGAAACCATAACCAAAGAAATAAACGAAGCAGAAACCGAAGCCAGAATAAATAACATTCTAACAACGCACCGCAAGAGACTGCCGTTATAAATATAAGAAAAGGGTAGGGCAATCATAACGATTGTTCCTACCCTAATCTATTATATCTTTTACCTAAGATGTCATAAAGCACACCGCATAGTATGACAAATCCGCCGGCTGTATATTCCACCAGTGCTACCCAGCTTCATCATTATGGCTGTCTTAGGGAGATACCTAATACTTTAACGCATTGAGGATTGCCTCTTTACACTGCAAGTTCTTAAATCTAAAGCTACCGTGTTCCCACAAATATCTCATCTGAGACAGGAAGAAATCATTCCGTTTAAGCATTACGAAATTGATGTTGTGGTCTTCCGTTGTAATGGAAATCTTAAGTGGGAACGTAGAATCTGCATGGTCATCACAGTACATGATGCCAAGTTCTGCATATTCTCTGATAGCATACTCATTTCCCATATATCTAATAGTACAAACGTAACGATTTTTACCTTCTACTTCTGAGATAAAGGCTTTGTTATCATTCAAGTATACATTCTCACCAGAATAATCAATGTAGTTATCGTCAGCAAATGCTCTATTGAAACCAGTTTCTTTCTGTTGTTCAGCAACACTAGCATTGAAATGACGTTCCATTACGAAGCCGTCACCACGTAGAAACTTTGTGTCCTCTCTTAGCATATCAGATATGTGCAACTTTGTATAGTATGGATTCAACAAAGTAATCTGATTACTAAGCATATAGACTGGAACATAACGAACTTGTTTTCCGTGACCTCTAGCAATCGAGGTGTGTACACTTCGGAACTTCGTGATTTCATCATCACAGTAATGATTGGTTTCACTCTGAAACTCGTCCATCAATAAGCTATCACAGTCAGAGAACATATGACTATACTTCTTAATACTGTCTGCATTGTTGAGTGCTAAACCGTACCCACAGTGTTCGTCATTTAGGTACAAGTTATAATACTTACCCCTTGCGGCTGTCTTACAAGTCATTTGATGTTCTGGAAAAAAGTTCTCATGTAAGTCTTTAAAAAACTTGTCTGGTATATCTCCTAATTCATAATCGAAACGATAGATAAGACCAAACTTAGCACCTTTCTTAATGAAGCGGTTGGTCACCATTCTATTAAAGAAGGTTGTCTTACCATCGGAACGATTAGATTCTACAATAAATATCTCTGGGGTTTCACCGTTTCTATCCTTCATAGATAACAGTTTAGTTCCGTCATAGTATTCACTCATAAGAAAAATTTGTCTCCTTTCATATTATAATTATACCATAGGTCTTGACTTTTTACAAGACCCATGATATAATCCAATTAGAAAGTTAAATAGGAAGGAGTTATTTATGTACCAACTATATCAAATTTTATTTGCCTTAGCTTTTAACGTTATCGACTTACTAACTGGAATTACTTACGCCGCTAAAAAGAAGAAACTTACCTCTTCTAAATTACGTGACGGTCTTTTCAAGAAGGTTGGTTTCGTTGCTTGCTACTTCTTAGGTTTTCTTATTGATGCGTATGGTTACTTGATTGGTTTTAACATTGGTGTAAAGGTTCTTAACGGTATCTTGCTTTACAGTGTACTAACAGAGATTGTTTCTATTGCTGAAAATATTTGCAAGATTAACCCGAAACTGAAAACTAACAAGTTGCTGTCATTATTAAACGTCAACAATGACACAGATGGAAAGGAGTAAAGTATGGTAATTAATTTAAGTGCTGGTCACAATCCAGATGGAAAAAAAGGATGCGGTGTTGTAGGACTTATTAAGGAAAGCACAGAAGCCCGTAAGGTTGTAGATGAAATGGCTAGACAGCTTAGAGGGTTAGGACACACTGTTAACATTTGTACCGAAGATAACGGTGCAAACGCTAGCGATGTGTTGAATAAGTGTATTAAGAAGCACAACGCTAACAGCGTGAAGGGTGCACTTAGTATTCAGGTTCACTTCAATGCTGGTGCAAAAGACACCAAGGGCAATGGTAAGACCACTGGCACAGAAGATTTCATCTATGACGTATCCGATTCAGATACGTATAAGATTGCTAAGGCTATCACGGATGAGATTTCTGCTTTAGGCTTTAAGAATCGTGGTGTTAAAGTTAACAAGAATTTGAGGTTCTTGAACTCCACTAAAGACAAAGCAATCTTGATTGAATGTTGCTTCGTGGATGATGCTGATGATTGCAACCGTTACGAATACAAAAAGATGGCTACAGCAATCGTCAAGGGTTTGACAGGAACAAGTAACACAGAGAAGCAGTCCACTGGTTTACACCGTGTACAAGTTGGTGCTTTCAGTAACAAATCTAACGCTGAAAAGCTTAGGGCAGATTTGATTCGTGATGGTTACCAAGCCATTATCGTAGAGTAGGTGATACAATGAGTGTAACATTTGACCAACACTCAGATGAAATCTGGAACCAGTTGTATAACTTCATAGGTAATGAATATGGGTTGGCTGGTTTAATGGGAAACATTTGGGCCGAATCTGGCTTCAAGCCTAACAACGTGGAAAACTATGGTGAAACACATTATGGGTGGACAGATGAAACCTACACCACAGCGGTAAACAATGGCACAGAGAATTTTATGAAAGATTACGAATTTCCTAATAGCCGTTGGCATCCTCTTGGATATGGTATTTGCCAGTGGACATCCACAAGCAGAAAGCAAGGTTTATGGGACATGAAAGTTCAAAGGGGTGTTTCGATTGCTAACATGCACTTACAAATAGACTGGTTAAAGTATGAGCTAGAAACAAGCTATTCTGGTGTTCTATCAACACTTAGAAATGCAACAAGTATTCGAGAGGCCAGTGATGCAGTTGTGATACATTTTGAAGTGCCTGCTGGTTATGATACACCAGAAGTACAAGAACAACGTGCTGGTTATGGACTAGAAGTATATAATCATTATCATGGTTCACCTCCAACACCTGTTCCACCAGAACATAGAGCACTACCTGTCTGGATGATGACCAGACCATTTCCACTGATATATTAGAAAGGAGTAATGAATATGTTATTCAACACAGGAACTTATAAACATGAGAGTGGTTTCACCATTATGGTTTTAGATACAGGAGAAGTAATGTTCTCCACAGGCCACCCAGTTTCCCTCAGACTGAGTGAGATATTTGACCAGTCCAAATGGACTAAGGTTGCATAAGAAAGGAGAGAAGTTATGTCAGTTGTATCTAAAGATTCTATCTTACAGAGTGTCAAGGCTATTATCGGTGAAGAACCAAGTGACGAAGCGTTATCCCTTTTGGAAGACGTTGCAGACACCTTTGGTGACTTAGAAACCAAGGCTAGTGACACCACAGATTGGAAAACCAAGTACGAAGATAACGACAAAGAGTGGCGTCGTAAGTATACGGAACGGTTTACCAGTGGGGAAGTTAAAGACGATGACCACGAATCTGACGAACCAGAAGATGAACCACTTAAAACAAAATTTGAAGAACTATTTGAGTAAAGGAGATTAATTATGGCAAAGAGAATTGCAGCTAGTACTCTCAACGCTAGTACACTTGACATCTTAAATGTCATTCGGGCTAACGCTGACGCTGAGTACCGTGGTTCTGTGCCAAAGGTAACACAGGCTGAGGATATTCCAGCAGTCGGTGAGATTATCTATGGTACACCAGCTTTTGCAAACCAGTTTGTTAACGCACTGGTTAACCGTATTGCACTTGTTCGTGCAAAGAGTGCAACATTCAACAACCCATTTGCACACTTAAAGAAAGGTTACCTTGACTTCGGTGAGACTGTCGAGGAAATCTTCGTAAACATCGCTAAGGTTCAGGTGTTTGATGTTGAGAAGGCTGAGGAACGTGAGTTCAAGCGTAACTTACCAGACGTTCGTTCTGCTTTCCATGTAATGAACTGGCGTGTAATGTACCCAGTTACAGTACAGGATGAAGACCTTAAGAGAGCTTTCCTTTCTGTTGATGGTGTGTCTGAACTCATTCAGAAGATTATTGACAGCGTTTACACAGCCGCTGAGTACGATGAGTTCTTGTTGTTCAAGTACTTACTTATCAAGGCTATTGCTAAGGGTAAGATGTACCCAGTTTCCATTGGTGATGGAACTGATATGAAAGATGCCGCAACTTCCTTCCGTGGTATGAGTAACTTACTTCCGTTTATGAAGAAGGAGTACAACTCTTATGGTGTACTTACTACCACCCCTAAGGAACGTCAGTGTATCTTCATGGATGCTACATACAACGCCGCTTACGATGTTAACGTTCTTGCATCTGCTTTCAACATGGATAAGGCAGACTTCATGGGAAGATTGCATCTTATTGATGATTGGACTACATTTGACAATGAACGTTTTGAGGAAATCCGTGCCGAATCTACAGGATTAGAGGAAGTAACTGCCGCTGAGTTAGCATTACTTGCTGATGTTAAGGCTGTACTTATTGATGAGGACTGGTTCCAAGTTTATGATAACTTAATTAAGTTCAAGGAGCGTGAGGTTACTTCTGGTTTGTACTGGAACTACTTCCTTCATATTTGGAAAACCATTTCAACCTCACCATTCGCTAACGCTATCGTGTTCGTAACATCTGATGCTACAATTAGCGAACCAGCAACCTTGACCGCTAAGATTGTTTCCAAGGATGTTGCAGATTATGCAACTGTTATGGCTATTGATATTTCTGACGGCACATCCTTACAGAACTCCAATTATGTGTTTGAACAGACTGAGGCTCTTACTGAGGATGGTATCGCTGTACAGAAGTATGGTGTTGTAATGATTCCGGTAGCTAAGGTAGGGCATATAGGCCTGTACCGCGACCCGGATACGCACGAGCCGAAGACA